CTATCTGGACTTAAATCTACCGGAACCATTACCGGATTTGAAGATGCGGACGTTGTTGCTGGTGTAACAAATGTAGCAGCTAAGTTTGGTGTAGGTGCTACTAATGATTGGATTGGTGGAAACATACCAGGGCCGTTACAAGGTGCAGCAATGGATTTAACAGGGCGCGGCGGTCAATATGCTATTGATTTTGTAGATAATAAACTTTTACCCGAGCTAGGCGGAAGTTCAGTAATCAGTAATGGCATTAATGGAATTGTTGGTGGTGCTGGAGATATTTTAGGAAATGTTACCAACAGTATCGGCGATTTTGCAGGAGACACACTAGGTCTAGGTGACGTAAGTTTTGGTGATGTTGGATTTGGAGATTTAACCGGCAGTCTTGGAGACTTTGCTGGAGGCTTTGGTAGCGCACTAGGACAGTTTGGTACAGATTTAGGTAGTTTTATCAATGGTGGTGCCGGAGAATTATTAGGACAGATTACCGGAGGATTTGCTGATCTCGGCGGAGAAATTTTTGGTGATATAACCGGAAGTATATCAGGTAGCCTAGGAGACTTAGCAGGCAGCATTGGCGGCATTAGTGCTATCAGTGACGTTGCTGGCAATTTAATTGGCGGTGTTAGTGGCGCATTGAGTGGAGCACTGAGCGGTGTACTCAGCGGTTTTGCAGGTAACTTGCTTGGTGGGCTTTTTGGTGGCGGCGGAAGTGGTCCTGTAACTATTACTCCGCCGGCAGTAACACAAACAGTTAATCGTGCTGGTATTGATGCTACTGTTACAAGATTAATCGGCAATTCAAAAATTGCGCCACCAAATTACACTGGAATTGTACAAGCCAGCAATTTTCAGTTACCTTCATTAAGTGGATTAACAGACACCGTTAACAGTGTTGTTTCTGGTGATCAACCAGTTGAAGTATGTTCGTGTTCAGATCCAACACTTATTGGTCCAACTAAATCCGAATGTGAAGCAGCAGGCGGCAAATGGGTTTGTTATACAGTAAATAATAAAGGCGCCGGTGCAGCCGGCACATGGGTATAATATATGGCACGTTTTAAAGGTTTTAGCACAATAAACAGATACAAGAAGTTTACGTTAACTGATAACGAGTTAATCAAACGTGATTTGTTAAATGCACTCACAATTCGCGAAGGTGAATTGCCGGGACGTCCTTCGTTTGGTACACGTTTATGGAATTTTATTTTTGAACCAAACACACCGGACATTGTGCGCCAAATTACAGCAGAGCTAGAACGAACAGTAACCTACGATCCTCGCATTCGCATTGAAGATGTTATAGTCACAACAGACCCCGAAGGAGTTATCTTAGAACTTGTTGTTGCATTTGTGCCGGATCTAAATCCACAAGTGCTTCAAATTAAATTTGACGAAGAATCTCAAACCGCACAATATCTATAAAGTGCGTAGTTTATAGTTTCTATAAATACTACAATTATAAAATAAGAGTATTTTACTATGGCTACGACTTCACGTCAAACTACTATTTTCGGCATTGAAGATTGGAAAAGAATCTATCAAACGTATCGAGAAGCAGATTTTCAAAGCTACAACTTTGAAACATTACGCAAAAGTTTTATTGATTATCTTCGCCAGTACTATCCCGAATCGTTTAATGATTTTGTAGAGTCGAGTGAATTTGTTGCTATGCTAGACTTAATGGCTTTTATGGGCCAAAGTCTTTCGTTCCGTGTAGATTTAAATAGTCGTGAAAACTTCCTAGATACCGCAGAGCGCCGAGACAGCGTTGTTAACCTAGCTAAATTAGTTGGATATACGCCAAAGCGCAATCAAGCAGCCAGAGGATATCTAAAAGTAACCGCAGTTAGCACAACAGAAACCGTATTAGATTATAACCGTAACAGTTTAGCAAATGTAACTGTTAAATGGAACGACCGTACTAATCCAGATTGGCAAGAACAGTTTAAAACAATCGTTAATGCTATCTTAATTGATAGCCAAACTGTTGGTAATCCTGCTAACACACAAAACATTTTAGGCGTTAACACCAGCGAATACACAATTAATCTAGCACCAAATTTGTTACCAGTGGTTCCATTTGCTGCTACAGTTGATGGTGTTAACATGTCGTTTGAAGTTGTAAGTGCATCTAGTGTTAATAAAACTTATCTGTATGAACCAACACCACGGCCAGGCGGCGACTTTAATTTGTTGTATCGCAATGATGGATTAGGTTTTGGCAGTACCGAAACAGGATATTTTTTCTATTTCAAACAAGGCGCACTAGAAACCAGAGAGTTTAATTTACCAGAACGCATTGCTAACCGCACAGTTGATATTAATATTGAAGGCATTAACAACAGCGATGTTTGGTTATACAAAATCAACAGCTCAACCGGCGCTATTATTGAACCGTGGGCACAAGTCGAAAACATCTACGGCAATACCACACAAGACGAAGGTGATACTAGAAAAGTATTCAGTGTAACCAGTCGTGCAAATGATCAAATTACCATGAACTTTGGCGATGGTGTTTTTGCAGAAGTACCGGTAGGCACTTTCCGCAGCTATACACGCACATCAAACGGATTGGAATACGTTATTAATCCTAACGAAATGCAGAACATTGATGTTAGTGTAACATATGTTAGCCGTAAAGGTCGTTTAGAAACAGCAACTTTTACACTAGGGCTACAAAACAACGTTAGCAATAGCCGCGCTAGAGAAACAATCGCAGACATCAAGCGTCGTGCTCCTGCCCGTTATTACACACAAAATAGAATGGTAAACGGTGAAGACTACAACAATTTTCCGTTTACACAATTTTCAAGTATTATCAAGAGCAAAGCTGTTAATCGTAGTAATATCGGTACAAGCAGATATCTTGATCTAGTTGATCCAACCGGCAAGTATTCTAGCATCAATACGTTTGGTGGCGATGGTTTGTTCTACGAGGAATTTTCAGAATCTGCGTTCGGTTTTACTTTTGTCGATAAGAACGACATTGAAAATGTAATTCGAAACCGAGTAGAACCAGTGCTTGCTAGTAGACCAATGCTGCATTTCTATTATGATCAGTTTGTGCGCAAGGATCTAGATATTTTTAACATGAACTGGAATCGCAGCACCAGTTTAGTAAATGAAACCACTGGTTATTTTTATGACAACAGCGATAATGTAATTGCTGTTGGCAGCACGATCGGCGACGATAGACAATACGTTAACCAAAATTGTTTGGTTAAGTTTGTTGCACCCAGCGGGCAATATTTTGATCGCAATAACAGATTACAAACAGGAACACCAACTGGCCCAGGTCAAAGAACAGAACTGTGGGCAAGTGTTAAGAGTCTAGTTGGCAACGGCACAAATGACGGGGCAGGCAATGATGCAGATGGTGTTGGCCCAATTACACTAAACAATTACATTCCAACCGGTGCTGTTGCAGATTTGGTAATTCCTGTATTTAATACCGATTTACCAACGGCATTAGAGCAAAGTATGCTAGCACAAATTGAATTGTATAGAGATTTTGGTCTAGGATACGATAACGAAACCGGTGAATGGTATCTTATCAGCGCCAATAACTTGGACGAAGAAGGCGACTTTAGTTTAACTAATGCTGGCGATACTTCTAACTTAGGATTGGATGCTAGTTGGTTGGTTAAATTCATCAGCTCAGGCACAACCTATACTGTAACCAGTCGCACACTAAATTATTATTTCTCAAGTGTAGCAGAAACACGTTTCTTCTATGAGAACAATCAAAAGATTTACGATCCTAAAACTGGTAAAACAGTTAACGATTATGTGATGGTATTAAAAACAAATAGTCAACCGGATAGCAATAGTCCATTAGTTGGTGAAGTTAGACTTGACATTATTGGACAGACTGTTGAATCTGATGGATTTGTTAATGACTTTAATGTAGAAGTAAGTTTTGCAGACACAGACGACGACGGTGTCCCAGACGATCCAGACTTTTTTACTACACTAGTTGCGCCAACAGTAAACACTAATAATAAGTTGGTGTTCTTTGAACAAACAGTGGATTTTGATAATCTAGAACGTTATCTACCATTAGCTACCACTGTAGTAAACACCATTTATGGAACACAGGACGAAATTGAATTAGTTAAAGCAGAATACAGCGATGGACAAGTATTCTATGCCTATAATGAGGACAAGTTCTTTACATTAACTGTTAGTAACGGAACACGCACTATTGCAGAAGACTCTGGGTACATTACTAGAACTGGTAGAGGCAATATTCAATTCCAATACAAGCACAATAGTCCAGAAACACGTCGTATTAATCCAGGGTCAACTAACATTATTGATTTGTTCCTAGTTACTGCTAACTATTACACAGAGTATCAGCGTTATATTCAAGATACAACAGGAACAGTTACCGAACCACTAAAACCAACCACAGATGAATTAACTACATTATACGAATCTCTAAACAACTATAAGATGGTCAGTGACAATATGATTTTTAATAGCGTAGAATTTAAACCGTTGTTTGGCAGTAAAGCTAATTCAGCACTACAAGCATATATTAAAGTGGTTAAACTTGAAAATACAGTTGTGAGTAATTCTGAAATCAAGAGTCGTGTTATTGAAACAATTAACACATATTTTAATATTGATAACTGGGACTTTGGTGAAACATTTTATTTCTCAGAACTAGCAGCCTATATTCATGAAGAACTAGGCGGCATAGTTGGCAGCGTAATCTTACTGCCAAAAGACCCAAGCAAGAGTTTTGGTGATTTATATGAAATCGGCTGCGATGCAAATGAAATTTTTGTTAGCGCAGCAACAGTAAATGACATTCAAATTGTTGATAGTTTAACAGCAAGCCAACTAAGAATAACAAGCACAAGCGGAGTGGTATAATAAATGGCACGTATACGTTCAGTTGATTTTTTACCTGAAATTTTTAGAACCGACGTTAATCGCGAGTTCTTAAATGCTACATTAGACCAGCTAACACAACAACCCAAACTAAAAAGAACACAGGGTTACATTGGTCGTCGTTTTGGACCAGGTGTATCATTAGGTGATAGCTATCTACTAGAGTCATCTACAATACGCTCAAACTATCAACTTGAACCCGGTGTTGTTTTCACAGATGATGATAACAATGTTGCAGACGCAATCACATATCCGGGTATTATTGATGCTCTTGCTGTTAAAGGCGCAAATGTAACACGGCATGATAGATTGTTTGCCAGTGAAACTTATTCGTGGAATCCTTTAATAGATTTCGATAAGTTTATTAACTATGGTCAGTATTACTGGTTGCCCGAAGGCCCTGATCCAGTGGATGTGCGTTCAACTACGGTTGCTGTGGTTGATGATTTCGATGTCACTACCGAAAATGGTGCTTATAATCTAAGCGATGTCGCTGGAAATAATCCAACATTAACGCTAGTAAGAGGTGGAACATATACATTTAATGTTAACCAAGACAGTGGCTTTTGGATTCAAAGTGAAGCCGGTGTTGACGGAACACTAAATTATTCACCTAATATTAGTAGTCGAGGTGTTCTCGGTGTTGTTAACAACGGCGAAGACGTCGGTATTGTAACATTTAATGTACCAAAAGCAGATGCACAACAATTCTATTATGATTTACCCGATCTTGGAAAAATTGATCTTGCTACCATGGCAAGGTTTGACAGCATTAATCATCAACAAGTTGATGGCTTTGCAGGCATCGATGGCATTACAGATCTAGAAGGACGCACTGTGGTATTCATTAACCCACAGGAAGGAGATAGTGAAGATCTAGGTTGGCAACGTGTTGGATTGTATGACAACGATGGCAACCCGTATGACACCGCAGAATTTGAAAATACCGTTTACTTAGATACAAGAGAAGAACGTTATAGTATTTTTAGAATTGCATATGTCCGTCCAGACGGAAGTTCAGACAATGGTGCATATATTGAATTACTAGCAGTTGATACTATTGAAATCAATGAAAAATTCTCAATTGGTTATGGTGCAGAATACAGCAACCGTGGCTTTTACAAAAATGCATCGGGCTTTATTGAAGAAATTCCACTGCTAACCGCAGCAAATGATGTGTTGTATTATCAAGATGGTTCTACTGCAAACAAGTTCGGCGTAATTAAGTTAGTTGATCAAGAAGGTGCAGAATCATTAGACCTGTCTGATATTCTAGGAAAAGAAACATATACAAGCCCAACCGGAGTTTCGTTTACTAATGGGTTAAAAGTTAAGTTTCAAGGAACAACTAATCCAGCAACATACAGCGGCAATGAATACTATGTTGAAGGAGTTGGCGAATCAATCGTATTGGTCCCAGTTACAGATTTAGTAACTCCAGATACCTATGTGAATAATGTTTCTGGAAAAAACAATGCACCTCAAGACCTGGACTACCTCACAATCAAGCGTTCTAGTTTAGACTTAAATCCATGGTCTCGCAGTAATCGTTGGTTTCATATCGACGTAGTTAATGCAACTGCCGAATATAACAATGATGTAGTTGATTTAGATAACTCGTATAGAGCAAAACGGCCAATCATTGAATTCGATGCTGGTACTAGATTATATAATTTTGGTACAGAAGCAACTGCACCTATTGATGTAATTGATTTTAACCAAAACGATGCACTATCAAATGTACACGGCAGCGGAGGATATTCAGTTGATGGTTATAGATTAACTAATGGCTCAAGAATTATATTCGCAGCAGACACAGATCCAGACGTAAAGAATCGTATATATACTGTTCAAATTGTCGACCCAGATGACGACTCGACAGCATATGGCGAGATTATTAATTTATATCCCGCTGAAGATGCAGCAGTGCTTGTCGATCAAGTGGTATTTTGTACCAGTGGCAATTCGCAACTAGGGAAACATTATGTTTATAATGGTGTTACTTGGACAGTAGCACAGGAAAAAACCTCAGTAAACCAAGCACCACTCTTTGATATCTTTGACAGTAATGGATACAGCTATAGCGACACCGCAATTTACCCGAGCACAACGTTTGCAGGAACAAAATTGTTTTCCTATAAACCAGGTACTAGTTCTACAGTTGATCCGGTGCTGGGTTTTAGTTTATCATATCTAAACATTGATAATATTGGCGATATTGTTTTTGACAATAATCAATACACAGACACATTTGTTTATGTTGTAGACTCAAGCAGTGTAAACGGTGCAACTAAAAACGGGTTTGCAAGAAAATACACAGGACGCATAGATTATTCTAACGAAATAGGTTGGAAAACCAGTGCAGATCGTAATTGGCCTAGACAGGTATTTACATATGAATATGCTGGTGCTCCGTTATCACTTGATGTAACACCGCGCACTGATTTAACAATTCCTGCTGTTAAGGTTTATCTAAATAACAAGTTTGTAAATCCAAGCACATATTCTACTGTTGTTATTGATAATCAAACATATGTAACTTTTAATAGCGGAATAGCATCAACTGGTGATTTGGTACAGATCAAAATTATTAGTAATGAAAATAGCACAGTTGCATATTATGAAGTTCCAAGCAACCTAGAAAGCAACATATTCAGTGAAAACTCTGCAACGTTTACCCTAGGTACAATTAGAAACCATTATAATCGTCTAGTTGAGAATGTAAATGGTTTTGCAGGCGAAATCAATGGCGCAAACAATCTGCGAGATCAAGGAAACGTTCCCGCATATGGTGATGTTATCGTTCAGCATAGTGCACCAGTTGCACCGGCTGCATTCTTCTTAAGAAATGCAGAATATGATTTCTTTAATGCACTTGATTATAATGCAAAACAATACGAAAAGTTTAAAAATCAACTATTGTATTGGGTTGAAAACAACGAAACCTACGGGTTAACAGCAGCACAAGTTTTAGACGCTGCGTTGTCTGATATCAACAATGGTAAGTCTAGTAATAGTGCTTACTATTGGAGTGATATGATTCCGTTTGGTGGCGATTATACAGAAACTGTAAATGAAGTTACAGTTATTTCTACTAGAAACTTTAACACTGTAAATGTGTATGATTTTACAAATGCTAATAGTTTTGGCTTGCTAGTATATCGCAATGACGTGCTATTGCGCAAAGACAGCCATTATACGGTAGCAACTGATGGTCCTCGTATTACATTAACGTTCGATCCAACTGTAGGCGAAACAATTACAATTAGAGAATACGCAACAACCTATGGTAATTATGTCCCAGAGACACCAACTAAACTAGGACTGTTCCCACGCTTTGACCCAGAAATATACGAAGACGATACTTATGGAACACCGCGTACAGTAATACAAGGACACGACGGTAGTATTACTATTGCATTTGGTGATGTCCGCGACGACGTGCTGTTAGAATTTGAACGTAGAATTTACAATAACTTAAAGAGTCTAGACAGCGGCGATGTTCCTCTAATCCCGTGCGATGTTATTCCAGGAAAGTTTAGAGAAACAGATTACACAGATCAAGAAGTATCAGAAATTTTAGCAGAAGGTTTACTAAACTGGGTAGGTTGGCACAAACTTGACTATAAAACACAAAGCTATGATGCCGCTAACGAGTTTACTTGGAACTATAGTACTGCAACTAGTCAATTAGACGGCACTCTTCTCAAAGGCGGTTGGAGAGGAATTTACAAATATTACTACGATACTGATCGCCCGCATACCCATCCTTGGGAAATGCTAGGTATAACAGACGAGCCATCATGGTGGGAAGATCGTTACGGTCCAGCACCATGGACTTCTGGTAACTTAGTAATGTGGGAGGATCTCGAAGCTGGTTATATTAACGAACCCGGAAACCAACACTATGATTTGCGTTTTGCACGCCCGGGGTTAACTAACATTATTCCAGTGGGATCCGAAGGAGAACTATTGGATCCAATGATGTCTCTGGTTGCAAATTATAATCAAACCGATTTGAAAAAGAGCTGGGTAGCCGGAGACATTGGACCGGTTGAATCTGCATGGAGACGTTCAAGCAATTGGCCGTTTGCAGTACAAAAACTACTTGCACTAACCAAACCAGCAGAATATTTTGCACTAATGATTGACTGCGACCGATACAAATACAGTACTAGTGTTGAACAATATGTGTATGATGGACGCCAACGTTTAGATACACGTAATGTAGAAATTTTTGATGCCGCTAATCCAAAACACAGTTACATTAACTGGATTGTGGAATATAATAGAAGTATTGGTATTGAATCCTCGGATGAACTAGATAATGATTTATCAAACGTTGATGTTCGACTATGTTATCGTGTTGCAGGATTCACAGACAAAAAATATCTAAAGATCTTTACAGATAAATCAAGTCCCGATAGTTCTAATACCAGTTTATTAATTCCTGATGAAAGTTATAGCGTACTTTTATATAAAAACCAACCATTTGGGGATTTACAGTATTCAAGTGTAATGGTTCAAAAAACTGATAGCGGATATGCAGTTTATGGAAATAGTCAAACAGAAGCATATTTTAGAATACTTCAAAGCAATACCGGCGGCGATTACGAAACAGTTAATTTTGGGTCTGATAGATATAGATTGCCGCGCAGTTTTACTAACCGTGTTGTGCGTGTACCTTATGGTTATACATTTACTAACATTAACAGTGTTATTGATTTCTTAGCGAGTTATGGAGAATTTTTAAAAAGCTCAGGTCTTGTTTTTGAAGATATTGAAAATAACTATACGCTTGACTGGGCACAAATGGCCAACGAGTTTTTATACTGGGCAAACCAAGGATGGCAAACCGGCAGTTTAATTAACTTAAATCCGGCAGCCAATCAGCTTCAGTACCAGCGTGCTCGTGCAGTGGTCGATAACCTAGGAAATCTAGCAATTAATGAACAGCCATTAGATCAAAACCGCCAACCACTACTAAAAAGAGATTATGCAGTAACACGTCTAAACAATAATTTTAAACTTACATCTTTGTCAGATGACAAGAGCATTAGTTATTTACGAATCCGTGCAACGTCGTATGAACACGTCCTGGTATTTGATAATGTTAGTATTTTCAACGACTTAATGTACCAACCGGTCACTGGATTGCGTCAACAACGTTTACGTATAGATGGTTACAAAACATTCGAATGGAATGGCCAGCTCGATGCACAAGGTTTTATTCTCAATCAGGATAACGTGGCGGCATGGAATGCAAATCAAAGCTATAACAAGGGTGACATTGTCAAGTACAAAAATGCTTATTGGTCAGCAGCAGTTAAAATCCAACCTGCTGAAGAATTTGATCTTGAACAGTGGGCAAAAGTTGACTATGATAACTTTAGTAAGGGGTTATTACCTAACATCAGCAACAAAGCTGATCAAATGCGCAACTTCTACAACAATTCTGTTGCAAACCTAGAATCAGACGCAGATTTACTTGGACTTGGTCTAACTGGATTCCGCACTAGAGATTATTTAGAATCGTTAAATCTAGATGATATCAGTCAGGTACAGGTTTATGGAAACCTAATTAGACAAAAAGGCACACCTGCAAATGCCAAGTTATTCCAAAGTGTTGAGTTTGATAAAGAGCAAGCCGTTTATGACATTTACGAAAATTGGGCAATTAAGCGTGCGACCTACGGTGCCAACGACAACAAACGTTTTGTAGAATTTGCACTTGATCGCGAGGCATTGCGTGCAAATCCAAGTACAATTGAAATTGGATTTAACAGTAACGAATCAAACGCGGATCAATTTGTTGCGGTTGATGCTATTTACAAACAGAGTGTTAAAAATACAACACAAAACATTTTACCAGAATTAACAGAAGACCTAACAGACATTGGATTACCAACTGCTGGTTTTGTTAACGCAGACGATGTTGATATTACACTGTTTGATTTGTCTGATCTAACAGCAATTAACGATCAATTGGATGAAGTTAGAGACGGGACACATATTTGGGTAGCACGTTCGAATGTGTATGACTGGAATGTGTATCGTTGTGATAGCATATCACCGGATGTTACCACAGCGATTGATAATTTAAATGGCACGCTGTCACTTATCTTTAACGAGCCTACAGATTTATCTGTAAACGATATTATTATCGTAAAAGGATTCAGCACAAGTGTTAACGGTGCACATCGTGTTAGAAAGATCAATGATGCTACATCAGTAATCATTGACGGCACTATTGCCGGCAATGAATCAACATTGACCGGACTTGGGATTGCGTTCAAACTAGTAACTGCTAGATTAGATCAAGCCAGTGATGCTGCTGATAGCGAATTTAACACACGTTTATTTGAAGGTGATAAGATTTGGGTAAACAGCGATGTCGACGGCAAATGGAAAGTATACGAAAAGCGTATTCCATTCTCGTTGAGTCAAAGCCAAGTTGCTCCGGGTGCAGCATCAGATATTGGTTTTGGATCTAGCGCAGTTCAAGGATTAAATGGCACAGGGTGTATTGTAGGTGCACCAGGATATCTAAGCGGTAATGGAGGATTGTTCTGTTATAATAAAGATAATAACGAATATGCGTTTAACCGTGTAGTAGCAGATGTTAAAAATATTGAAGGATTAGGAAACTCTGTTTCAATGTCGTCCAATTGGGCAGTAGCAGGTGCTAAAGAAACAGAAAATAGCGAAGGTGCTGCTGTTGTAATTTTTAGAAACCCCTCGCTGAACTTGTTCCAAGAACACCAAGTTCTTATTCTACCTGATGCTGACAGAGATGCAGCCGGAGCAGAATTTGGGTATGATGTTACAGTCAGTGAAGACGAACGTTGGATTTATGTATCTGCTGCCGGAATTGCTAAAGTATATGCTTTTAATCGTGTTGATTATCAAGAACAAACAGCAAGATTTATAACAGACGGCAATACTGCTACATACAATCTTGATGAGTATATAGAAGTTGACAATAAAACACAGATTACAGTTACAGTAGACGGCGAAGCGTTAACCGATAGCGAATTTAATTTAGTATCAAACGTACTATCTATCAACGATGTTCCTAATGCTGGTGTAACTATTGAAGTTGCAAGAAAGAGTGCAGTTGGCGCAGTTGGTGACGGAAGTACAACAACATTTACAGAAGTTACTCAGCTTTACACAGCCGTTGACGAAGAAGCAGTTCAAGTATATGTAAACGGTGTACTACAACGCCCTTACTATGATTATAGTTTTAACATTGATAGTACCGTTGCGATTGATTTTGCAGTAGCACCAGCAGAAGATGCTGCTATTATCTTTAGAGCTGAGAGTTATTATAGATATGTAGATACAATCGCTGGTTCTACTAGCGAAGGATTTGGCAAGAGTATTGCTACAACCAGCGATGGCCAACAGTTGATTGTTGGCGCTCCAGAGGCAACAAACGGAAGTTTAGCGAATTCCGGTAAATCCTATGTATATGAAAGAACAGTTGAACGTTTCATTGTTACTAACAGTACAACAAAAACCTATGCACCTTATAGAACAATAGCGAATACAAACTCAGTACACATTAATAATGTACATCAGCTAAACAGTATCGAAAACGTTGGTACACAGACATATACCATTAACGAAACCACAAACAAAGTAACGTTTTCATCCGGAGTCTCTTTACGTGTAGGCGATAAGATTGACATTGACATTAATACATTCCAGCTTGTACAAACACTTACACTTGACGATAACAATCAAGGTGCACATTTTGGCAAAGCACAGAGGATTTGTAGAACAGACTGTTCCCTATATGTTAGCGCACCACAAGATAATTGGGTATTACCCGAAGCAGGATCAGTAACACGTTTCTTAAACCGTAGTCGTGTTTATGGAACAATAACCGGCACAGAATCAAACCCAACTGTCGCAGTTGGCAATTCAATTCGTATTGATAACCAAGATGTGTTCTTTACAAATACGTCTGTTGCACAAGCAGCACAAGATATTAACGATGCTATTATTCCAAACGTACAGGCCAGCGTAAACAGCAACAATCAAATTGTAATCAGTGTTATTAATACTAATGAAGCTCCAATCTTAAGTAAGGTTACTGTTATGCCAGGAATAGGAACAGCATTTGCTGACCTAGGACTGGAACCTTTTGAAAATGTACAAGTTATTACAAGTCCTGCGCCAAACGAATATGACCATTTTGGTAGCAGCATACATGTTGAATACTCGTCTACAAACTTGGTTGTTGGTGCTGACCGCGCAATAGCACGTATTCCAACTACATTTAACAAGAATCTAACAGAAACCGTATTTGATTCTGATACAACTAGATTTGTTGATGTAGTGGAGGAGAGCGGTGCTGTTTATACATTTGACCTGTTACCAAGTTCTAGTTTTGGAACTCCGGGTAAGTTTGTGTTTGGCCAACAGATATATGACGGCCAGATTAGTGAACTAGATCGGTTTGGCACTGCGGTAAACTTTACTGATAACTTATTGATAGTTACAAGTCCAGGATATGACACCGCAGTTGAAAATATCGGCAGATTGGTTGTATTTGAAAATCCAACTAGAGATCAAGCATGGCAATTGATACAAAGCCAACCTACTGTTGTTGATAGTAGATTAACAAATTATCTATACATTTACAGCAAAGATGCGGAACTAGTAAATGTATATTTGGATTTTATCGATCCTATTAATGGCAAATTATTAGGACCAATTAAACAAAATCTTGATTACATTGGTGCTGTTAATCCGGCTGTATATAATGCAGGCAGTGCAGGATCGGGAATTTATTGGGCCAAGGATCATGTAGGCAAACTATGGTGGGATACCGCACAGGTTCGTTATCTCAACTATAATCAAGAAGATATTGCATATAGTTCAAAAAATTGGGGACAACTATTCCCGGGTAGTTCAGTTGATGTGTATGAATGGGTTGAAAGCGCAGTGCCGCCAAATCAGTATACAGGACCAGGAACAGTCCGTAGTACTACAGAATTTTCAGCAGTTAGTGGTCTTGACGCAACAAGAACAGTAACCGCACGCTATTACTTCTGGGTTAAGAATAGAACATCAACAAATAGAGCTGCTAACAAAACTCTAAGCGCACGTGCTATTGCTGGTTATATTGAGAATCCGCAAGCATCTGGAATTCCATATGCAGCACTTATTCGCAAGAATGTTGTTGCTCTGTACAACACAGATGAATATATCGCTGACAATTACGATAGCGTACTACACATTGAGTACAATCGCACATTAACAGATAATAACGTTTTTGTTGAATACGATTTGATTCGCGAAAATTACGCTAATGACTTCTTGCCAGATTTATTGTATCGTAAATTGCAAGATAGCCTATGCGGTGTTGATACCATTGGTAACAAAGTACCAGACTTTAATCTAAGTCCAACAGACAAATATGGGGTTGAATTCCGTCCTCGCAAGAGCTTATTCCAAGACAAGTTTGCAGCACTTAAAACATATATCGATAAAGCAAATTTAATTATTAAAGATTATCCGTTTACAGAGTTAAGAACATTTAACTTGTTAATAGCACAAGAACCAACGCCTAATTCGTCATCGGGCGAATGGGATGCAACAGTTGCAGATATGACAGAACTAGGGTATCAAAACCTGGCTGTTGCTGGTGTAGGATATCGTTATCTTGTTGAAGTCGACGATACAAACAACGGTTTATGGACAATCTACGAAGTTAACAATTCTCTTGGATTAGATTTAGTTAGAGTACAGAGCTATGACACTAATCGATATTGGGATTATGCTAACTGGTATCTAACTGGTTATAATGATTTAACAAAACCATCAAGAATTGTTAACACCTACAGTGAATTATTAACAATTTTCCCAAGCGAAGGAACTGTTATTAAGGTTGATACTAACGGCAACGGTAAATGGGAATTGTATGCTTATCTAAGTAATGTGTGGCAGCGTGTTGGATTACAAGACGGCACTGTGCAGTTTAAAAAATCTTTATACGATTACACCATTGACCGTTACGGTTTTGACAGCGAAGTTTTTGATACACAATATTTTGACCAAGAACCAACACTAGAGCTAAGACAAATTATTCGTTCAATTAACGAAGAATTTTTAATTGGTGATTTTTTAATCTATCGCAATCAATTACTAATCAGCATGTTTAACTATATTCTTGCTGAACAAGGACGTGTTGATTGGTTAAACAAGACCTCGTTGATTGATGTTAATCACAAGGTTAGAAACCTAGAAGAATACGCAATATATCGCAAAGATAACCAAGATTTTGTATTAGACTATATTAATGAGTCTAAACCATACCACGTTAAGATTAAAGAATTCCTGCTGCGCTACGAGGGTATTGACACCATTGACGGTATGGTTATGGATTTTGATGTCCCGGCAGCATACGACAGCACATATAGCAAATTTGTAAGTCCTGTGCTCGACGACGATATTGCAATACTAGAAACAGATGTAAGCAATAGAAAGACCAACGACGCAGTATGGGATACAATTCCGTGGAATCAATGGTATGATAATAGACTACTAATTATCGACGAGATTGTGATCACTACCGGTGGTTCAGGATATACTGTTGTTCCACAAGTTGAGATTACTGGAGATGCAACTACACCAGCAACCGCAACAGCTACAATCAATGAGTCTGGAGAGGTTAGTGCAATTACTATTGTAACACGCGGTAGCGGTTATAGATCAACGCCTGTTGTTACAATTAGCGGAGGTAACGGAACCGGTGCGGTCGCTGCTGTGTACATGAAGCAGGATCTGGTTAGAAATCTAAACACCACAATCAAGTACGACAGATACGAATATAGTTCGCAGATTGTTAACTGGGAACCAAACACTGTATACGATGAAAATCAATTGGTTCGATTCAATGATCGAGTATACAAAGCCGTTAATGCAGATGGTTCTACTGCAAGCGATAGTTCATTTGATCCAGCAGAATACCAAATTGTTGCCGCAGATACCTTATCAGGTATTGATCGTACTACGGGTTTTTATGTAGCGGATGTTAACGAACCAGGTCTAGATCTAGCATTGTTAATTGACGGGTTAGATTATCCCGGTGTGCAACTACAGGGACCTAGATTTGATGCTAATACTGGATTTGATATCGGTAACTTTGACATCAACGTGTTTGATAACTTGGATTATGGTCCAGAAGGGTTACCAACATACTCAGAAGCCATTCTTGATAACGAAATCTTTACATCGTTTACGGGATCGTATGTTGGTGTTGATTTAAGTGGTATTGAAGCAGTACAAGCACTAGCCGCTGCAACAGTTAACACCAGCACAACAGAAATTAGCGAAATTACGGTTACGGAACTAGGCAAAGGATACTCTGCAGATGTACCGCCATCAGTTACAATCAGTGCACCGAGAGATAATATCACTGCTACTGCACTAGCAACAATTGATTTTGCTACACTAACTGTAGACGATATCGCAGTTACCGGTAGTGGGTTTGGATATATATCAACACCAAGTGTAAGCATTGTTGCACAACCAGATACTCCGGGCGAAACTGCAACTGGGTTCTCATTAATTTCCAGCGGTAGCGTTACTGGTGTTACATTATCAAATAACGGTAGTGGATATCTAAGTCCTCCAGCTGTAACATTTGACGATCCGCCGAGCGTAGCCGCTGCTAGAGCAACTGCAACAGCGAATGCATTAAGCAGCACCGGGGGAGTTACAGCAACTACAATTACAAACGGCGGAAACAGTTACGTAAGTGCTCCAGCAGTAACAGTTACAGATCCTCCGGCGAGCGTTACTGCAATAGCAACAGCATCAATTGCGGGCTATGAATTAGACACAGTCACACTAGATCTAGCCGGTAATTATTATAGCGTTGCTCCAAGTGTAACAGTAGCAGCACCAACTGCAATTGCTGCGCAAGCAACAGCTACAGCAACAATTGGCGGTGATCAAGTACAAAGTATCAGTGTTGACCAACCGGGTTATATGTATCAAACTGTACCAAATGTTACAATCACTCCAGCAGCTCCAACAGCAGGCAATAACGCAGCAGCAACAGTTGCACTAGACACAACTACTGTAGGTTTTGATGGTGTTGATGGTGATGGTGATGGTTTTGATGCCGTAGCATTTGACACAGAAGGTGGCATTGGCACATTTACTATTCTTGTCGACGGCGATGGATATACATCTGCTCCTGTAGTTACTATCAGTGCACCTGACATCAGTGGTGGTACTCAAGCAACTGCATCTGCTACTGTAAGCGGTGAATCTGCGCCATTATATGCAGGCCAAGGTCGTGTGGTATCTATTACAGTTACTGAACCGGGTTCAGGATACTCTACTGCGCCAACAGTGAGTATTGCTGCACCAGATTCAACTATTAATCACGGTACCGGCGCAACAGCAACAGCAACACTAGATGATACAGCAGTTATTAGTATTACTGTTAGTAATGGCGGTAGTTATTATGATATTGCGCCAACTATTTCTATTGATCCACCAACTACAGTTACTACTGCTACAATAGATGCTATCGTAAGCGGAGGAGTTGTCACAGGATTTACCATTACCGACAACGGTTGGGGTTACTTAGAAACTCCAAGCATTACTATTGCTGCTCCAAACGTTACTCCAGTAACAGCAGCATTTACAGCAAACTTAACCGGCGATGCTGTAACAAGTTTAACAATTGACACAGCAGGTGCAGGTTACTTAACGGCACCAACACTTACAATCGCAGCAGATCCAAGTGTAGCAAATGACATTGCTACTGGTACTGCGGTAATGACAGACGGCAATGTGCTTAGTGTAACTATCGATAACCCAGGAGCAAACTATACGTCTGCACCAGTAGTAACATTCAGTGCGTCAACTGGCACAGCTAGTCACGGAACTGGCGCGACTGCTACTGCGGTAGTAGTCAATGAGCAAGTAGTTGGAATTAACATTACCAATGCCGGTACTGGATATGACCTAGCACCAGATGTTGTTATTCAAGCACCGGCTCGTACAACCAGACGTGCAACAGGTACGCCGGTTGTTGTTGGTGGATCAGTTACTGATATTATTATTACTGATCCAGGGTTTGGATATTTGCGCACACCAACTGTAACAATTGGTAATCCAAGCGATATTGACCCAGACGCCGACATTGTTGGTGGTGAATTTATTGATGTATACAATTCACACGCACCAGAAGAACTTGTGCCTGGCGCAATTTTTGACACACTAGATCTAAAAGTCTACACACGTTCAGGATATGATTACTCGGGCAATGGTCATGGGTTTGAAGTTAAAAGCCGTGCTTATGTGAATCCAGGTGCGGGCAACACAGTTTCCTGGGATGGATTAATTAAAAATCCAGCAGAAATTGTAGTATGCAATCTAGACACTGGCGCACGCTTATACGAGAACATAAACTACGCTGTTGATTGGGCTGACAAAACCATACAGCTTAACAGCGGATTAGCTACACTAGATAGAGTTAAATTATTTGTATACGGTGTAGGTGGTGGAAATCAACTATTCCGTAATTCTTACAGTGGAGCAGACTTTGCTAACACCTTGACGGTACCGGTTGCATATACTGACATTGATGATATGCTAATTCTAGTTAACGGAGAAGAAATTTCAAGCTATAGCTATGCTGAAGGTGCATTCATTAGCGATACTGTGATTACATTTAACAATAACTATACCAGCAACGATTATATCAGTCTTGTTGTATTTGGCTCTAATCCAAGCGAAGATGGATCTACCATAACTGATCTATCTTACAGCTATCCAGAAACAGAACTGTTTACTTGCGATGGATCAACTACCGCATTTACTCTAACAGTGAGCACAGCCGGTAAAAATGCTGAAAACTTGATTGTTGAACACAACGGACTACGTTTACAACCGGCTACTGCAAGAAGACACATTGGAGATGGTTCAAGTATAACAACTTACGAATTACCACTTGGTGACGAAACCGGTATTGATATGACTGAAGTTACTGCATCAGATGTTGTAGTTTATGTTAATCAAATCAAACAAACAGATTCAGTTAATTATCAATTGGATCCAGTTGACGACAGTAGTAACCGTACTATTACCTTCTTAACAGAGGTACCTGGACCATATGACACTGTAGACATCTATGTTACTAAAACAACGGGTCCTGTATTAGAAGGAATTCAGCAACCACCATATGCTAGATACACAGTATCAGGAAATACTCTAACTGTAGTTGATGGTTTTGGTTTATCACTGAATGCTGGCGATACAATTGCAGTTACAGCTTGGCGAGATGTTAGAGAACAGGATGTATTCACACAAATCTTCAAAGGACCAACAGTAATATCAGAACCAACAAGAGAATTGTTTGATGCATACGGTTTTGATACAGATTTATTTGATAGAACTACATTTGCTGGCAGTAGCGTGAACTTGTTCAGTTTAGATCGCGCTGTTACTAACAGTGATCGTATGTGGGTAACACTAAACGGACGCAGATTATCTCCAGCTGAAGAATACGATACTTTTGTTGTAAATAATGCCGGCACCCAGTTATTAATTTCAGGCGGCGTAATTAGCGATACTGACATAGTAGCAGTTACATCATTTACAAATAGCATTGTTCCAGAATCAATGGGATTCCGTATTTTCAAGGATATGCGTGATAACGTTGCTGTGTATAGAAACAATACCAGCAGTCAGACATTCCTAACTCGCACCCTAAAATGGACAGACGATGTTATCTATGTTAACGATGCCAGTAAACTGGGTACACCGAATTTAAACGCAGCAATTTTTGGTATTTTAGAAATTAATGGCGAACGCATCACATATCGTGATGTTGATTTGGTCAACAACACGGTTAGTGGATTACGCAGAGGCACAGCGGGCACGGGCATGCAAAGAGATCACGCCGTTAATGCATTAGTTACAGATCTAAGCCGTGGGCAAGTTCTACAAACACCGTATAATCAAGTCTGGTATGATCAAGGCACCACAACCGCAAGCAACGGCATTGCACTTCAGCAACAAACCACCACAGCGGCCAAGTTCCTAAAAGGGTGACATCTACGGTTGTATAAATAATAAAAATGCAAAATACGAACGCACAACAAGAAAAAAAGATGGATAGCAAAGAAACCAAACCCAACGAGTCGAGCACGGTTAATATTCAAGGTCACATCAAAATCTTTGATCCAAACACCAAAGAAGTGTTTATTGACAAGCGCAATGCTATTCACTATGAAAATATGAGTGAAGCTCTTGCACAAAGTCTCGCCAATAAAAACCTAGGCTACATTTATCAAATGAGTTTTGGTAATGGCGGAACCAGTGTTGATCCAACCGGTGTTATCACATATTTGCCGCCTAATAGCACAGGCCAAAATGCCGATTTATACAACCAAACCTACAGCAAGGTTGTAGATGATAATTCATCTACAAACACCGACACCAGTCGCAACAATTTAACAGTTTTGCACACTTCAGGACGTGTATATACGGATATTCTTGTTAGCTGTTTGCTTGATTACGGCGAACCACTAGGTCAACAGGCATTTGATAACAGCACAAATTTGGATGGTGAGTTTGTGTTTGACGAACTAGGATTAAAATCGTGGAACGGTTCGGCAAGTGATTTAAAATTAATCACACACGTAATCTTCCACCCTGTTCAAAAATCATTGAACAGACAGATACAAATTGATTACACAATTCGTATTCAGACATTAACGAATTTAAGCGCAGCATAAATATGCGTAGATGATTATTGCATAAATAACATAAACAGAACTTGGAGTTAGTCAAAAATGGCTTATACTATTAACAAAACAGACGGTACAGTGTTTGCTTCAGTAGCAGACGGTACAGTAAACACATCATCAAGCATTACTATTATTGGTAAGAACTATGCTGGTTATGGTGAGTTTTTAGGCGAGAACTTTATTAAACTATTGGAAAATAGTGCAAACAGTACAGCGCCAAGTGCACCATTGCGTGGTCAAATGTGGTTTGATACGGGCAACGGATTGTTAAAAGTTTACAATGGCACAACCTGGAAAAACCTAGGTGCTGCAACTTCAAGTACATCACAGCCGTCCAGCAACGTTGCTGGTGATTTGTGGTTTGATTCGACAAACAGTCAGTTAAAAGTGTATGATGGATCAGCATTTATCTTAGTAGGTCCAGCGTTCACTGCTGGTACTGGTACTTCGGGTGCAATTGTTGACACAATTACTGATACAGGTGCTACTGATCACGTTGTTGTTAAGCTATTTGTTGAAGACACAATCGTTGCTATGGTAAGCAAAGATGCAACATTTACTCCTGCTAGCACAGTTGATGGAAGCTGGGGATTACAAACAATTAAACCAGGTATTCAACTAAGCACCGCAGTTTCAAATTCTTATTTTCAAGGTACTGCAACAAACGCAGATACACTAGATAACCTAAATAGCACTGACTTTTTGAGTGCAATTGGAAACGATACTACAACTGGATCACTTTATGTGTTAAACGACACTGGTTTCCGTGTTGGTGCTGACCAAGACTATCGTATTAGCGTTAGCGGATCAGATGTAACCGTACAAAATGCTAATGTCGATGGCGACATTATTTTCCGTGTAAATGACAATAGCGTAGTAACCACTGTTATGACATTAGACGGCGCAACTAGCCGTGTAATTTTAGCAGGCGATCCAACCACAGCATTAGGCGCTGCAACTAAACAATATGTTGATGCTGCAACTAGTACAGTGGGTGATTTGTTATATCGCGATGGTACTAACACAATTGCTGGTGTTATTACTCCAGATGGCGACGGAACACGCAACTTTGGCGCATCAGGCACACGTTTTGCTACAATTTACGCAAATGAATTCAACGGTACTGCAACATCAGCAGAGTACGCTGACTTAGCAGAACGCTTTGAAGCAGATGCTGAGTATGAAGCAGGCACTGTTGTTGAACTAGGTGGCGTTGCCGAAATTACTCGAGCAGTAGAAGAATTATCAGAAAACGTCTTTGGCGTTATCTCAGACCGTGCAGCGTACTTAATGAACGCAAAAGCAGGTACAAATGCTACACACCCACCAATCGCTATGAATGGACGTGTGCCAGTTAAGGTTATTGGCCGTGTTAACAAAGGTGATCGCCTAGTTAGCGCAGGCAATGGCTTTGCTCGTGCAGCACAAGACGGTGAAGCAACAGCACGCAATATTATTGGTCGTGCGCTAAATACTAAAGAGGCAACAGGCGAAGGCACAGTAGAAGCAGTCGTTAAAATTAATTTTTAAAATAAGAAGACTACAATCAATCCCAGCCATAACATCTATGTGTGGCGTTGAAAAAGTCAACTAATACAAAGGGAAACTAAAAGATGGCATACGCATCAGGCGATACTATTCTAGACGACCACTATAACATTTTTGTTCAAGGTGGTGCATCAGCAGTAGACAACAACACAGCAAACGTAAACACAATTTGGGGCACAGGAACCGGTGATAAGGGATACGGTGCAAGTGGCACACTAGCAACAGTAAGTGCTGGTACAACAATCACAGCAACGCAATGGGTAAACCTATTAAACCGTGTTAGCTCTATTGCGAATCACCAAGGTACCTCAATTACTGCAATTTCAAATCCAACTACAGGCGATACTATTAGTGCGTATACAGCATTAAGTGGTAACATTAGTAGCATTTTTACTAATAGATTAAATTGCGCAGCTAGTGGTACAGACGCAACAACTACTAGTTCAGGTACAAACACTTGGAGAGATTTACAAACAACTACATTTACTGTATCTTTTTCAAGTGCAAACCAAGCACGCTACTTCTTTAACGCAGGCGGACGTTTAGCACTAACATTTAGTCGTTCAGGCGGAACAGCAAGTTCAAAGAATACTGGATGGACTAACTTATGCACAGCATGCGGTACAATTTATCTTACTGGTGGTTCAGGTACTGCTACAATTGCAGGTGGATCATACACTGGTACAAACAAATTAGGTGGCTCGGGTTCAACTTCAACACTAGCAACTACCACGGGCTGGTATGATTTAACTACTTCGTATGTAGAAGTGTTTAAACAATATGACTCAACTTACCTATATACTGCAAACTATATCAAAGTAGAAGTTGCACGTAATGCAACTAGCACACAATACCTAGTTAAAGTAAGTTTTGTTGATGCTGCTGACTCAACTGGGTGGGCAGATGGCACATTCAACGACGGTGGCGCACAACTTGACGAAACAGTTGACGGCACATTATCGGCAGTGATGACTGTTAAACCACCAGCAACAACTTATATTGGTTCTGCAACGTGGGGCACAGTTTCGGTTTCGAATACTGCAATGGGCGGCGATACTTACGTATAATTTCAAGCGTTGCATTGAAATTGGTAAAGGGCTTAACGGCCCTTTACTTTTGACTGCATTTATAGTATAATAAGTAGTACTATGAATACTGAACAACTTGTTGAAACTGTGCGTCGTAGGTTTGACCACGATGCAGCTAAAAAAGTCTTACGTGAAAAATACGAAGCAAAGATGTTGTTTGCATACAACGGTGGCATGTGGCGTGCTGGTCCAGAACTGTTAATGACTATTGCAGTATGTCCAGATGAAAATTCTGTAATACTCGACGAGTACCGCAATCCTGTGCAGATTAACACACTAGAACTTGAATTATTAGCGCAACAACGTTGGCAAGAACAAATGAATGGGTGGCTAAATGAGTTTCAAGAACTCAGCCGTCAAAGGTAAGTACCGACCGCAAAACACATATAAAACGTTAAAAGAGAGCTACATTTATCGTAGCCTCTGGGAACGGCGCTTTATGTTATATTGCGATCGATGTGATAAAATTATCTACTGGACTAACGAAGAGTATCATATTCCGTATTTTTCTCCAGAAGATAATAAGTGGCACAACTATTACCCAGATTTCTATATTAAATATATAGATAAAAAAGGTAATATCAAAGAAAAGATTATTGAGATTAAATACGAATTTCAAGTGCTAACCGAAAAGGAACTGTTTTGATTAACAAACGCAGAATATTTCGCACACTGGTTCGTTGGGCAGATGAACTAAACATTTGGCTTGAAAGTATCAGCGGCGGAAATTTAAAACGTGCTGTGCTAGAAGCAAAGCAAGATCGCACCACAATAGAAGAACTTGATCGCACTATTGGAAAAGCATTAGGTATTAAATGACTCGCGGATTTTTAATTTTTGCGTTTAACAACGAAGTTTTGGACTACTTGGGTCATGCCGTGTGGATTGCCGACCGAATTGAGCGCATATTAGGATTACCCACTAGTATTGTTACTGACGAAGCAAGTGCTATCACTAAACAAAATGTACAGCATAATTTAATAATAACAGAAGCACTAGCAGGTCATCAACGCAATTTTAACATACACGAAGATGGCAATGTTGCTACCTGGAAAAATGTAAATCGTTTTCAGGCATATGAGCTGAGTCCATACGACGAAACTGTTGTAATCGATGCCGATTACATTGTAAATAGTGGTCAGTTGCTTAACTTGTTTAATTCTCCTGAAGATTTTTTAGTACATCGTAAACCCTACGATATCACAGATCGTAAAAGTTTCCAACCATACGATTATTTGCCAAAATATAAATTCCCGCACTACTGGGCAACGGTAATCTTTTTTAGAAAGTCAGAATTTGCTAAAACAATTTTTAACACAATTCGTATGATACGTGAGAATTATGCGCATTATTCACGTGTGTATAAGTTTAGAAGTAGTCCTTTTAGAAATGATTACGTTGTTAGTATCGCACTAAGCATTGTGTACGGGCATCGTATTAATAGCATTCCAAAAATTCCTTGGAATATGCCAATGATTGCAAACAATGCTGATATTATACAACTAGATGATCGTAAATTTGAAATACAGTATCAAAAAAACGTTAACCGAACAGATAAACCAATGCGTGTTATGGTTAAAGATCACGATATTCATTTCCTTAATAAGTTTTCTTTGGAGAAAATGATCAATGGTTGAAGCAGAACGCGGCTATTTAATTATGGCGGAAAATACAGACACAGTTGACTATGTTGACTGCGCTCGCGCCTTAGCACGTTCTCTAAAATATCACACACCCCAAGCAAAAATTTGTTTGGTAACAAGTGCAGATGTTGATGATCCAGTGTTTGACTATGTAAAACCATTACCGTATGGTGATCAAGCGCCTAATAGTAAATGGAAGTTGCGCAATGATTGGCAAGTTTTTGCAGCTAGTCCGTTTAGACAAACGATTAAACTTGAAGCAGACATGGTTATTCCGCACAGTATCTGGCATTGGTGGACAATGTTTGAACATCGAGACGTGGTGTTAACAACGGGTGCACGAAATTATCTAAATCAACCTACACCAGTTAGACATTATCGTAAAATATTTGATTTAAATGGGTTACCGGATGTATATAATGCCGTTACGTACTGGCGTTTTAGTCGAAATGCACAATACTTTTTTAATGTAGTACAGCATATTTTTGAAAACTGGGCAGCTTTTCAAACCACACTTAAAGGCGGCACCGAAGACCCAGGAACAACAGATGTTGTGTACGCACTTGCCGCTAAAATTGTGGGCGTAGAACGTGTTACACTTCCGGATACAAGTTATCCAAGTCTTATTCATATGAAAGGACAAATTAACGGATTAAGTCAGGAAAATTGGACACGTGAATTAATCTGGGAATTAGATGGGTCCAACATTAGAATTAATACAGTTGATCAAGAATATCCTTTTCATTATAATATTAAAGAATTTAGTAAGGCGTTAAACGAGCACTATGACAAACTTTTGGCAAGCTCTTGAGCAAGTAGATCAAACACAGCCGTTGTTTGATCTTGAATATCGTTTGTACTATGACGAAAAAACCGGCGAGCCCTTATTTTATACCACACAAGATGAACCCGGTATATACTTAACAGTAGACAAGCAATTTTACGAAGAATCTCGATATGATATCTACGTAAAGGATGGTAAAATTGAACGCATTAAGCATGAACCTCTTGGTAAATTAGTGCCAGCAGAAACAGGTACATCAACACACCCAAAAGACATTACTATTGTAATGAAATCGTCGACCTATTGGAACACAAAAACATATGAATTTAATTGATATTGCAGACCTAGACGTAGTATATTTGAGCTACGACGAACCACAAAAAGAAGAATTTTGGGTGAAAATCAAAAACATGGTACCCTGGGCAGTTCGTGTTGACGGTGTCAAAGGATCAGATGCGGCACACAAAGCCGCAGCGGATGCAAGCACAACAGAACGTTTTATACTAATTGATGGAGATAATTTGCCGGACCCAGAATTCTTCAACATGCAACTGGAAATAAAAACACCCGATTATGAACGGGCTGTATTTCGTTGGAGAGCTCGCAATCACATTAATGGACTTATGTACGGCAATGGCGGATTAAGTTGTTGGACACGCGAATTTATCTATAATATGCGTACACACGAAGCAAGCGATGGTTCAGATGATACGTGTGTTGAGTTTTGCTTTGATCCGTTATATTGGCCCATGCATGATTGCTATAGTGTAACATATCCTAACGGCAGTGCATTCCAAGCATGGCGTGCAGGATTCCGCGAAGGTGTTAAAATGTGTTTAGATCGTGGACGCAAACCCAGCGAATTAGAATTTAAAGAAAGTGTACACAGTCGCAACCTAGATCATCTAACTATTTGGCATAACGTTGGTATGGATGTTGAAAATGGTGCGTGGGCTATACTAGGTGCACGACAAGGTACATATATGACTATGTTAGGCGACTGGGACTATCGGGCAGTGCAATGGTTTGACAATTTGACAGACATTTGGACGGACACACAACACGAAGATCCAGAAAGAATGATTGAATTATACGGAAAAGATTTAGAAACACGTCTTGACTTGCCAATGAACATATTGAATGCGAAAGCAAGTGCATTTTTCAAACATCATTATCGCAGCAATTGGCATAATATGGGAACAACTGTGCGAGAAATGGATGTTATTCGCGGACATGAAGGTTGGTAATGGAACAAAATAAAGGAGACGAAGTAGACAAGGACTTTAAGTCAAAGTTCTTGAGCGATGCAGAAATTGCACAGCAAAAGTTAGATACAGTAAGTCCAAGTTTCTGCTTGGCTAAATGGAAACAAGTAAGTTTACATTTAACAAACGGCATGAATAACTCATGCTATCACCCGCCTTTACACAAAATTCCTGTAGAAGAACTTGCCATAAATCCTAGCAAATTGCATAACACTAATTATAAGAAGCAGCAACGTGAGAAAATGATTCATGGTGAGCGTCCAGAAGAATGTTTTTATTGCTGGGCAATGGAAGATAATGGTAAACTCAGTGATCGACATTATCGATCAGGCGAACCATGGGCCATTGAAAGGTTTGATGAAGTTGTTGCTGATCCAATGGCAGATACTAATCCTGCATACGTTGAAGTAAATTTTAACAGTGCTTGTAACTTAGAGTGTAGTTATTGTTCACCTCAATTTAGCAGCTCGTGGATGCGACAAGCAAAGGAACACGGAGCATACCCTACTAGCCAACCACACAACGATCCTGCATATTTTCAAGGCAACAGGCGTCCAATCCCGCATTCAGAATACAACCCGTATGTAGAAGCATTCTGGGAATGGTGGCCAGATTTGTATAAAGATCTAAAACACTTTCGCATGACCGGCGGTGAGCCGCTAATGGATCGAAATACATTCCGTGTATTTGATTATGTATTAGACCACCCAAAACCAGACTTACACTTAAACGTAACCAGTAACCTAAGTGTTGAACAGAAATTATGGGACAAGTACTTGGATTATGTTAAGCGTATTTGTAATGAAGGCAAAAATGTAGAACACTTTATGCAGTATGTTAGTCTTGATGGATTTGGTACACAAGCAGAATATATGCGTGCCGGATTAGATTTTAATTTACTGTGGGATCGTGTAAATGAATTCTTAACAGAAGTACCTTACAGAAGCAGTCTAACATTTATTGTTACGATGAATAATCTATCAGTGACAAGCCTAGAGCATTTGTTTACTGGAATTTATGGGTTACGACAATTATACAGTAACACATATCAGCGTGTTTGGTTTGATACTCCTGTATTACATACTCCTAAATGGCAGAGCATGCGATTGCTTCCAGATATGTATGCAGACAAACTAGAAGATTTAATGATGTGGATGATGGAACACGTAGAAACACTCAGTACACGCTTTAAAGGATTCAAAGACTACGAAATTAAAAGATTAGATCGCGATATTGCTTGGATGCGAGAACCTGCAGAAAATAAAGAACAACACATGGCGGATTTTTATCGTTTCTTTAATGAATACGATCGCCGACATGGCTATGATTTCTTAAAAACATTCCCTGAGATGACTACCTGGTGGAATGAGTGCAAATATTACGCACAACAATAACAAACCAGTTAAGTAAACAATATGAGTAAATTACGTAAGCCTGGTCGAGAAACAGACTTAGAAGTTAAACGTTGGATTGATGAATTTAGCACTTCATTTTGTGCTGCTAAATGGTATAATGCTACTATTTGGCTAGGATCTGGCATGACTACTAGCTGCCATCACCCACTGCCACATCACGTTAGTGTCGACGAAGTAACGGCTAATTATAAAGCATTACATAATACACCAAAGAAAAAACAAGAACGACAGATGATGCAAAACAGCGAACGACCAAAGGGTTGTGAATACTGTTGGAAGATCGAAGACATTGGTCGTGATAACATTTCTGACCGTGTATACAAAACTGTAATTTACGACGAATGGGACGTGGTTACAGCAATGGCCGCAGACCCAGAAACCGACATTGATTTAAAAACACTTGAAATTGCGTTTGACAGAACATGTCAGTTTAGTTGTTCGTATTGTAATCCAGCGTTTAGCACCAGTTGGGTAACTGATTTAAAGAAACACGGTCCTTATGAAGGTTTGATTTCCGATGGCCGCAACCATTTCACCCACACACATGATTCTGCACAACTGTTTAAACCAAAAGAAACTAATCCTTATGTAGAAGCATTCTTCAAATGGTGGGAATCAGATTTACATAAAACGCTACAGGAATTGCGGTTAACCGGCGGCGAGCCAATGATGAGCCCGCATACTATTCGACTTATTGATTGGTACATCGAAAATAAAACCGATGTATCATTTGCACTAAACAGCAATCTTGGGATTGAAGATGACAAAATTGATAAACTAATTGAAGCAAGTCACAACATCAAAGACTTTCAGTTGTATACATCGCAGGAAAGCATGGGTGCTCATGCTGAATATATTCGAGATGGGTTAAACTGGGAACAATGGGAGCGCAATGTTCGTCGTGTTATTACCGAAGGCAAGGTAGATGGCTTCCATGTTATGTGTACGATTAATGCATTGTGTTTAGAATCGTTAACTGAATTTTTAGATTGGATGATGAACCTAAAACGAGAATTTGGTAAGAATTACCCAACTTTTACACTAAACATTTTACGTTTTCCAAGTTTTCAATCTCCGTTAGTGTTACCAGATGATCTGCGTATGGATTATGCATACAAACTAGATACTTGGCTAGAAAACAACGCATATAAGAATTTAATATTACATGAAATGGAAGTTAATCAAGTACAACGGTTAATTGATTATTTAGACGTTGTTAAGACTCCGCATTCGGATACGTTTGATATGCCAGCGTTGCATAATGACTTTAAGAAATTTTATGCGCAATATGATCAACGCCGCGGAAAGAATATTGTAGAAACATTTGAACACATTGGAGCATGGTATAGTGGGTTATAATTATAATAGTTGGGAGCCAGTACGAGTTAAACCAGAAGACTTAACCGCTACAGAAACAGAATTTTTGCGAGATAGTAAAACATTTTGCATCTATCCCTGGATACACATGCATACTTACCCAACTGGTGAAACATGGCCCTGTTGTCATGCTGAAATGGCAGTGGGTCCAGTGGGCACAACTAAAGAACACTCATTAGTAGAGCTTGCTAACAGTGAACGCATGCGCCAATTGCGTTTAGACATGTTAGAGGAAAACAAGAACTCTTATTGTACACGATGCTACGAACAAGAAGAAGCCGGATTCTTTTCAGGGCGCAAGTCAGCAAACAAGCATCATGGGCATCATATTAATCGAGTAGCACAGACTGATTTAAACACTGGTATGTTTGCTGATTTTAATATGATATATTGGGATGTTCGCTTTAGCAACTTATGTAATTTAAAATGTCGTAGTTGCGGGCATATCTTTAGTTCGCAGTGGTATAAAGATCAAATTGCACTCGCAGGCCCAGAATATGCTAAAAACAACAAGCAGTTAAACTATGCAGGCAAATTTGAAACAGATTTACTAGAACAAGTATTAGAACACATTGATTACGTAGAACAAATTTACTTTGCTGGCGGTGAACCCCTTGTTATGGACGAACATTATGCAATCCTCGAAGAACTCGTCAAACGTGGTCGAACCGATGTACGGTTAATTTATAACACAAACTTTACACAACTTAAACTAAAAAATAAATCAGCATTAGAATATTGGAAGTTGTTTCCTAATGTTAGTATTGGCGCAAGTCTGGATGCAATGGAGCAGCACGCAGAATATATACGTGCAGGTACTAAGTGGACAGATGTTGAACAGAATATTCAAGACTTAAGACGTGAATGTCCACATGTTGATTTTTACATTAGCTGCACACTAAGTATTTTTAACGCATTGCATATTACGAGTTTTCATCGTAGTTGGGTAGACAAAGGATATATTTTCCCACAAGATTTTAATGTTAATATATTACAGGATCCTGCACATTACCGAATTGACATTGCTACACCAGAATACAAAGATCTAATACGCGAACAATTTGAACGACACTTAGCGTGGTTAGAACCACAAGATCAACTAAATCGTGCTACAACCGGGTATCGATCTGCATTAAACTTTTTAAATAATGACAATTCTCAACTGTTACAAAAGTTTTGGGACAAAACTCGCCAATTAGATATTATTCGTAACGAACATGTGTTAGACTATATTCCAGAATTATCAGCATTAAAACCATGAATTTACCTAACAAAAAATTTTGTGTTCTTCCCTGGATTAGTTTAGAAACCAGTCCTATTGGCACTGTACGTCCATGTTGTTTGTATGATGGAGAAGTACAAAACGGTCAGAGTGTAAAGTTTGATTTAAACAAGGACAATTTAAAAGATATTCAACGTTCAGAATATATGAATCAATTGCGCGGTAAGTTTTTACAAGGTGAACAGCCTGCAGAATGCAGACGTTGTTGGGCAGAGGAAGATGCTAATCGCACAAGTAAACGCATGCATACACTAGATCGTCTTAAAAACATACTAAAAGACGAAACAGAGTGGACTGCTGAACCTAAGCCGTTGATGTTTTTAGATTTAAAACTAGGAAACATTTGTAACATTGCGTGTCGTATTTGTGGATCATGGAGTTCTAGCACATTTGCTGGCGAAGAAATTAAGGAATTGCCATTTGAAAAACGCAAGGAAAGTTTTGCGTATCAAATGAATCGCCGCGGTAATTGGCCTCGCAAGAGTTTGACATTTTGGGAAGACCTTGAAGCACAAGCACCACATATTCGTTACATTGAATTTACTGGCGGTGAGCCTTTTATGATTCAAGAGCATTTTGATTTCTTGCAATATCTAATCAATAATGATTATGCTCAAAACATTGAAATACACTATAACACTAACACAACATTATATCCAGATGATGATACCGTCTGGAAGCCATTTAAGCATGTCGAAGTAGCATTTAGCATTGATGATTTGCGCGAACGTTTTGAATATCAACGCTATGGCGCATCGTGGAAAACACTTAACAAGAATTTAGAACGCTTTAAGAAACTACGTGAACGCAGTAATAACATCTCATTACAAGTATGCTCTACAGTAAACGTGTTTAATGTAATGTACCTAGAAGAACTTGCTAATTGGATTGATGCGCAAGATTTTGATTTTGTTTATTGGAATATGTTACATGATGCGCCGCAACACTGCATAACCAGTTTGCCTAAAGCAGCAAAACTTCGTGCTACTGAACGACTGCTAAGTGCAACAGTATCAGAAAAACATCATAAAGAATTTAAGAACATTGCATTCTTTATGAATAGCCGAGACACAGATCCAAAATTACTAATCGAAGATAGCGTGCGCATGGACAAACGTCGTAATCAATCTATGCATGATTATTTGCCAGAGCTAGCAGAGTGTTTGCATGAAAAAACCTAAAGAGAAACCTGAATTCTTATGTATGGCCCCATGGACACATACATATCTTTCCCCGCAAAGCGAAAGACGTCTGTGCTGCGCATCAAGAGAGCCCGCACAGAATTTTACACAGTATATCGACACTGCTAGTGGTACTGGTAATTATAACCCACTTACACTAGAAGAATGGTGGAACTCAGAGCACGTGCGTGCAGTACGTGTTAAAATGATGCAGGGCGATATTCCAGAAGAGTGTCAAGTATGCAATCACAAACTCTTAAACACAGATGTGTACCGCAGTTATTTTTGGCACTTAACTTCTCACCACTACGACAAAATCTGGGAAACCACCGACGAAACAGGATATACAACAATGAAACCCGTAAGTTGGGATTATCGTTTCTCTAACTTATGTAACTTTAAATGTCGTATGTGCGGTGACATGCTTTCTAGTAGTTGGGAATCCGAAGAAAAGAAACACAACATGTGGGATAAAACCAATCCCAAAAATAACTGGATGATCCCCGAAATACGTTCGCAAATACAAGAGTTTCAAACCAACGTCGTTGATCGAGAGTTTTCAGATGCAGTAGAAGAAAATCGTGTTGAAGAAGTTTATTGGGTAGGCGGCGAGCCATTAATGTTTGAAGAACACTGGCGTTATATGAATCGTATTGTTGAATTGGGTCAAGGACATCGTGTGTATGCACGGTACAATACTAACCTATCACAAGTAGACTATCGAGGGTTAAACTTATATAAAAGTATACTTATGAACCTACGCGATTGGCAAATCTGTGCAAGTATTGATGGCACAGGTGCAATAGGTGAATATATTCGTACAGGATTAAAATGGAATCAGTTCTTACAAAATTACAAAGAAGGACAACGAATACAAACAAATGACCGCCAAATGCGTTTGGACTTTACACTTACTCTGCCAGGACTGTTTGAAATAGAAAATATGTTCCGGTTGAGCAAGGAATTAAATACACAGTTACTTGCAAAAGTTACCTTTGCATTTAGCCCAGACATTGTAATGAGTCCTCTTGCTTTGCCTAGGCACATACTTGATCGTTATGTTTCGTCTGTATTGGAAAAACTTAGACCACACGCTGACAGGCATCAACAACCATTGATTGATGTCTTGGAACAACTTTTGAATAGACCTACACTAGAACAGCAGTGGCCAGATGAATACGCAGCGGGTATGCGTCTAGGCAAAGCAAGAATTTTAGCACTAGAAGAAATACGTGAACAACCCATTACAATGGCAGAAATATTAGAACAGGATTCTGAAATACATGAGTGGTGGAAAAATATTAGACAAGATTAAAATGACGTTGCGTAATTATGCAACTGGAGATTTACATGCTGTTTATTTTGATGTATACGACAGTTCATTGGCACGCAAATGGTTAGCGGCACTAAATGATTTACTAAAACGTGAGTTACATCTAGAAAAAAATTACTGTTTTTTTGGTTTTGCGAACGGTGATCGTAACGGCGAACTAATAGTTAACGAGATTAACCGTGTAATTGATTACATCAACGGTAGTGATTTAGGTTATCATATAGATGATCATTATACACTAGCAAACTCGATTGCGCTAGAAGGCGAAGTGGGCGATAAGAAACCTGGATTAAGATTAAATCACGAACATTTTAATATGTTGCATAGATACTTTGAAGATCTTCAAGGTACCACTCAAAACTTATCGCCATATTTTTTAAAAGCAAACGATGAACAACGTTGGTATATTAGACAAACTAATTTGCTATGCCATGAATTTGAATCATGGGCGTTAAGTAATAGACAAAGTGTTAATGCTCCAATGTGGCAACGTCCAAGCCAAGTTATGTGCTGGATTAATGCTCCAAAGTTTGAGCTCGACGACAACGACTTCGAAGCGTTCGGTATTGAAACACTAGCACGGCCGCTCGGCGGTGTATTTGTTGGTGTTAACAAAGCCGTTGGTAAGCACCATTGGGAAGTTTATCAAGATGAAGGTCGGCATGGAAAAATGTTAGATGAGCTAACAACAACTACGTTACGAGGACAGACACTAGCAGCCGGCGACTTTGATATCGAATGGGCCAATAACCCAGGAGAATTTCCGTGGATGCAACAAGACATTGTTGGATTTAGACAATGGTTAATTGATAATGGAATTGATCCAGAGGATAAAAATTTAACAATCGGCCATCCTTTAATTGGTCAAGTGGATCTAGAACGCAGTTTTAATAGCACAAATTACCAAGACATCTGGGATACACTGTATAAGTATTTAGATGTTTACAGTATTCGCACATCAGATGCGTATGCTGAATACAATTATCACTGGAGTGATCCAGATTTTGTTGACAGACAAATACAAGCAATAGGAAAACATTAATGAATATTTTTAAACGACTATGGAACAAGATTAAACTTGAAATCCGTTACAGAAAGAAACTAAAGGAATTACGCAAAAGAGATCCGTTTATTTACAAATGAGCATTGTTGTTGCAGGATACGGGTTTGTTGGACATGCTGTTGCTGCTAAATTTAGCAAGCACATGGATATTATTGTTGTTGACCCAAAACTTGGACCAGAAACAGCAGCAGATTACGCAGATGTAGAAGGCGTTATCGTTTGCGTTAACACACCAAGCGCAGCAGATGGTTCGTGTGATTATTCACGTGTAGCACACGTGTTGGAAACTGTAGACAGCGCCATTCCTGTTGTAATTAAATCAGCAGTAGATGTTAATGGTGTATTTGCGTTAAAGAAACAATTCTCCGACCATCAGATTACATACAGTCCAGAATTTTTACGTGCAGATACAGCAGACAGAGATTTTGCCACACAAGATTACGTAATACTAGGTGGTGGAGATCAGGATTTTTGGCTTGATGTTTGGACACGTGCTTTTCCTTATATCGAAGCACATTTAGTTACAGACATTGAAGCAAGTCTAGTTAAGTATGCTGAAAATAGCTTTTTAGCAACTAAAGTAAGTTTCTTTAATCAACTATACGATTTGTGTGAAAACATAGGTGCAGACTTTGAAAGTGTGCGCTATAGTTTGTGCAGAGATGAACGTATTAATCCTGACCATTCGTACGTTACTACAGAACGCGGCTGGGGCGGACACTGTTTCCCCAAAGATACCACAGCAATGGTTAAACAAGCACGCGAAGCAGGTGCGCCATTTACGATATTAGAGCAAGCGTGCATATACAACAACAAGGTAAGAAATGGGTAACATACTAGGAGTAAGTGCAGGGTTTCACGATGCTGGCGTAAGTCTTATTAATAGACAAGGCGATATATTGTTTGCTAGTCATAGTGAACGCTACAGTAAAGCCAAGCATGATGCACACTTGTGTGCAGGTATTTTAGACGATGCAGAAATGTATGGTGATATAGATACTGTTGCATACTATGAGAACCATT